ACCGGATGGCCGCCCGCGCGGTGTACATGTGGGCCCCACTTGGTGGATTACACGTGGCACTGTACGCTCCACGTGGTCCCCCCCTGTCGCTGTCAACATATCTACTTGGGCTCCAAGATATTTCAAATTCTGCTAAAATGTGTTATAATGTGTTATGTACAGTTACCTCGTGTTCACACACTGTAGATATGTTGACTGGTCGTCGCCCGTACATTTTACCCAAATGTGCTACAATGTGTTATATCTGGTTAGTAAATATCTATATATTTTGATTTATGTTAATCATCAGGGTAAAATGTTGTGTTTCGAAGCTATAGTCCTAGTGTACATAGCCTTGAGTATTTATCTCTTCATAAATACATTGTGCTGGTCATTTATATTTATATTTAGGCAAATATACTCGCAGTAAGACGTCCTGTATTTCTGTGCATTTTCAAAATGTATTCTACGAAGAAACGGTATTCTACGCCGTATAAGAATACGTTGTTGAAGAGACCATACAGGCGTACGCCCTCGAGAATGCACATTCGTCCTCCTGTAAATCGTGCGCTGACATTTGAGCAGCCTAAGAAGACCTATGTGAGTCGCAGCTTGGAGGATATTCACTCTGTGAAGGAAATGTCCAACCAGGCAGATTTCACTACGTTCGTGTCGTTTCCACCGTTATCCCATGATGGTACAACAGGTCGATCCTTCGACCACATAAAGCTCCTGAGTTTGAGGATTTCTGGTACTCTCCAGATTAAGCATGTATCGCAGGACCCTATGGATGCATCGAATGCTTTTGAAGGCATATTCATATGCTCGGTTCTCTTGGACAAGCGTCCGTTTCTCGCCGATGGAGTTAATTCATTGCCCGTTTTCCAGGAGTTATTCGGTGCTTATGAATGTGTTTACGGGACTCCTCGAATTAAGGCAAATGTTGCCCATAGGTTTAGACTTCTTGGTTCAGTCAAGAAGTATGTATCGGGTGATGGCACACGTTCTCAGCTCCCCTTTTCTTTCAGGAGACGCATTAGCACTAGGAGATATCCTATATGGTCTTCATTTAAAGACCCTGAACCAAATCAGACCGGAGGCAATTATAGGAATGTAGTTAAGAATGCGCTAATCGTTAATTACGCTTGGGTTTCTCTTAATTCAAGCAAGTGTACATTGTATGGCCAAAATGTATTGCATTATGTTGGATAATAAAATCATATTTTATTACTATATGTTTACATTACAATGCTTTGCTCTGGTGCTCTCTATTGTTTATCAGACATTTGTTTATGGTCTCCTCTATGAGGGACGTTATATCTCTTCTTGTCATCGAACCCGATTGGACTTGTGATATCGAGTCACCCGGGTCCAATGCCGATGGGTCTAGTTTATTTAGTCTGGCGTATGGGTACTCCCTATTGGTGGTGCTCTCTCCCTCGAGAATTCTATCCCCGCTGATGTCGCTAGTGAGTGGTCTGTCCATTCTCATTGAAGCACTTCGCAGGTTACTGGTTGTCATGATGTTTGCAGAGGATGAGCCGATTGTTGACTTGGTTGCCCATGTTTCCCCTGGCAGAATTGTTATGGGTCGTGTGTTTCCCAGTATTCCTCTGCTTGCTGTTGGAGTTGGATTGAGTAATCGTCTTCTTGCCTCCCCTTTCTCGACTGACCAAAAGTCTACGCAATCCCTTGAGTACCCCTTAGATAGTATGTTTATTGTTGGGGGTTTGAACCGTATGTCAGTCGAGTGCTTAGCAGATGATAGTCTTAGTTTAGCCTTGATTGAGGCGAATTTAACACCCTCGAGTATATTTGAGTCCTCAACCTTGTATACTATCTCCCATGGTGATTCATCTGCTACAGAGAAGAAAGAAGAAGAAAAATAGTGGAGATCTACGTTACATGCTATGGGGAATGTAAAAGCTGCTTGTGCAGCCTCCTCCATGGATACTCTGTTGTCTCTTATCTCCACTATTACCGAACCAGTTGCATTGAATGGGACTTGATTCCTGTATTCTATTATTATATGGTCGATTTTCATACATCGACGCATGAGTCTAACCCTAGTTTGTTCTAGGGTTGATGGGAACTGCAGGTTTATTCTTGTTGCGTCATTAGTGAGGCTGTATTCAGCTCTTGCAGAGTCTATATACCTGTTATGTGTACCTGTATAGCTGGTATCCATACCTGTTAAGACGCAAGAAGAATTGAATTTATTTTCAAAGGGCTGCGCAGCAGGTGTGACATGTGACTTAGCAATGGAACATGATTAATAAGCACAGCAAACAGGACAATTTATTATATAAATTGTTAAATGAGAAGATTAATTAAAGTCACACAGACCTTGAATTTCTCCTTCAATGCTGATAACTGATGAATATTAGGTTAAGCGATAGCAATATGAATATTTTATTATCAGGGATGGGATATTTATAGCAGAATTTTTTAGTGAGAGAAATTAGAGAGTTATTTCTGCAGGGGAAGGTAGAGAGAGAAAGTCCTGGGGGAAATGGAGAGGAAATGTGATCTGGGGTACAAACTAAAGTTATACGAACTGGTGTAACTGGGGTACAATTTATACTTGTACTCTAAACCCCTTTATGGGCCTATTTGGGCCTCATAAAAAGCCCATTAAAGCCCAAATGTCTTTTGTCCTATGCGGCCATCCGCTATAATATT